GTTTTCCACAGCACCAACAACAACAAATAATATATATATATATATATCTTTATAGAAAGGTTGAGTAAAGCCAATAATTCAAAAAACCATGTTAGTATCGCAAACCAAAGAGTTAAGAAAACAGATAGATTTCTGTATTAAAACCACAGAAAAACATCTTCGAGAAAATCAAGATGCCCCGGCTTCCAAGACCGTTGTTAGAGAATTATGTTTGGTAAGAACCAAACTTCAAGAAGCCAAAATGTGGGCAGGCAAGATATTGGAAGTAATGGGGCGTACCCTTCCAGAGGAATATAGAGACGAATATAAGAAAGAAAAATGATAAGTGGGGTGCCTGCCTAAAACTTAATTTACAAAGAGGTTACTCCATTTCCTAATTGTAGATGGCCATATTGACCAATGGTTGGGGCGACCCGAAACATCGGTGGGTTAAATGAAGAAGTGAGTTTTGACCTCTTAACTTAACAGCCCATTCATTAACTATGGAATCAAAAACAAATTACCAAAAGGGTAAAGACTTTGAAAACTATATTGCCAAAGAATTAAGAAAAGAAGGATTCCTGGCTTACCGAGAGATTGGAAGTGGCAATGGAAAAAGGAAAGGAGATATTTTCAGTTCCTTTCCCTTTTTAATAGAAGTCAAAAACCAAGAAACAATTAAAATAAAAGAATGGATTAGGCAGTCCAAAAGAGACGCAGGACAAGGATTTGCTGACCTAGATAAATGGGCTTTAGTTTTTCGGGACCCGGAGAGTCCTGAAATGAATCCCCGTGTTTATGCCACAATAGACTTTTGGCAATTAGTATCATTGGTAAAAAAAGTGGCCAAGCCAAGAACAGAAGATCCGGACAAGGATCTAAAATGGAAACTTTCCAAGATGCAGACTGATTTCAATAGTCTTTTAAGAGAATTAGAAAAGTTTGAAGAGCGGTGTGTGGCCGATTCAGTAAATTCAGGGACTAGTAGAGAACTAAAGTGGAAAATCGTCACTGCCAAAAAGAGTATTTCGCAAGTATTATCAAAACTAAGGAAATAAGATGGTCGAAGAAGCAAGATCAATTATTGGTTTCAAGTTAAAATACAAAACCTTCATTAAGATTCTTGAAGAAAACATTAGCAAAGATGGAATCCTTAGAGATTTGTCAGTGGGATACAGTGTTATTGAGGAAATTCCTAAAAAAGTAATTGTTTGGAAGCAAACCAAAAAGAGAGAGTATTTTTTCGGAATCAAAACAGAAAGAGTGATTGTAGAAAACAATGCTTTTTTGGGGAATTGTGATGTTTTTGTACAAGGCACATTTGGATCTTTCGTTCCACCCGGACCTTTCGTTACACCTATCAAGTCCCTTTTTAGTAAAAATGTATGTTGTAAAAAGGGAGGTGGGTTCATTGTGATTCCCGGTGCCACTGTAATTCCCAGCGAACCAAAGAAATAGAACCGCCCTCTTATTCAGAGAGCGGGTAATTGGCCAATTTGTCAGGCATGCACCTGCTTACAATGATTATAATATAATCATATATATATGTCAAGGATTTCCCGCAAACCAGCTAAACAAATGTCAAAACTAATCAACCAAGAATGGTATCAGTATTTTTTAGAACAGGCAAAGGCTACGGTTATAACCTTGACCCAAGTTGCCAATGAGGCAAAGTTGCAAACTGGTTGGGAATTGGGTAAAATGCTGGCAGAGAACCATGAGAACTTCAAAAGAAGTGAAATTTATGGAGAAAAAGTAATCTCAACGGTAGCAACAGACCTCAAGAAGCTTAATATCAAAGGCTGGGGTGAAAGGAATCTTAACTACGCAGTTCAGTTTTATAAGAAGCTTCCAGCTCAAGATTTCGCAGAGGCCTGCGAAATGTTCAAAGAACCTTTCTCAAACTGGAACAAGTTAAAAGAAAAATACTTGGCCGAGCCCAAGGAAAAATGCGATCACCATCAAGCCCAAGAAATGGTTATAAAAATCTGGAAATGCCCAAAAGAAAAAGGTGGTTGCGATAGAGAATGGGCCAGAAGTCCTTTTAAAGAGTCAAATGACAATAATTGATTATGTCAAATATCAAAAATAAAGATATATTCATCACTCGGCTCTACAAGGTTTCAATTCCCAACGGCTACGAAATAAGGGTTTTTGAATGCCTCAAAAAAGAATTTAAAGTCACCAAAGCAAGCGACGGTGATTTTACTTTTATCAGATTAGAATTAAAAAATAACAAAACCAAAGGTCGGCTTAGTTAGTGCCGAAACATCTGTGGAAGAACAAAAACTTTTAGAAGCGATTGTAAAAGCAATCGTAAAAAATCCCGACAAGGTAGCGATTCAAAAATCTATTGATGATAGGGGAGTTCTTTTGCGAGTTTGGGTCGCCAAAGAAGATATGGGGGGAGTGATTGGCAAAAAAGGACTTCATGCAAGTGCTATAAAACTAATAATGAAAATAGCAGGTCGCCTCGGTGGCAGGGTTGTTTCGGTCATCATTGAGGAACCTCAACAAAATGACTGAGCAAGAAAAATTTCAACAAGAGATGTGGAAAGTTATAGAGAGTTATGGCAAGAAAATTGATATAGTAGTGGAACAAGTAAAAAAGTTGGAAAATAAAATAGGGAAAGGAAACCAAGAACAGGAAAAATCGGTGGAAATAGCAAATCCCCAACAGTCTGGATTTTTACTCAACTCCAATTCTACTTTTTCTTTTCCGAAGGGTGCTTTCTCACCCCAACAAATGGCGGAAAAAACTAAGGCATTTACGACAGAATTAAGATTGCTAATGATAAAACACAAGATCGTAGTCACGCAGGCTAATCTCCTGCCTCAATTTTAATGGAAAAGGAAAGAGAGCTAAGAAATAGAAGAAGAGTTGCAAAGAGATCCTCGAAAGATCGTAATCGCCGGCGCCATTATCTCAAGACGAAGAACATTCAGAGGCACAAGAAGAAGAAAGTTATTTATAAAGAGTATAAGCCAAAAACCAGCATTTTGACTAGAATAAGAATGATTCCTGGGGATATCGCAAGGCTAATCGCAAAACTGAAATGTAAATTCGGAATTCATAAATGGAACCTCCACTCTGGCTTAAAAGGGACTTCAAAGTATATGTGTCGTAATTGTAGAGAATTATCAAAAGTAACTTGGTAAAAAAATGAATCAATATAAAATTTTTATTTATTGCCCACCCGCGGGCGATGGAGAGGTAGATATGGAAACCCCGAAGGAATTAGGATCGAGTGAGTTAGTTAATCTTTTGGTAGGCGGTTGGATTATTGTTAGTGCCACATCCTCCGGCAACTCTATTGTTTTCATATTAGAAAAACAAGGATAATGAAAAAAATAATCAAAAAAATAAAGCAGTTATTTTGTTCACACAATTATGAAATTAAAAAAGAGGGCAGTGCTGATCCAATAAACAAGCACTATTCTGGGGAATGTAAAAAGTGTGATAGAAAAATAACTTTTTATATTTGAAGGATAAAAATGGGAAAAAAAATTGAAGGAAATCTTACAGCGAAACAAGAACTTTTTTGTCAAATATTTGCTCAAGACAAAGATTGTTTTGGCAATGGGACGCAGGCATATATTAAGGCATTTAAGCCGAAAAAGACTTACAAGACAATAAGAGTTGAGGCTCATAGATTACTAACAAAACCCAACATTTTAGCCAGAATCCGAGAATTGCTTAATATTTACATTTCAGAAGAAGTTGTTGATAGGGAATTAGGACAGGTTATTTTACAATATGCAGATTTGTCTTCTAAGGTTGCGGCTATTAGAGAATATAATAGAGTTAAGGGGAGATTAGCTCCTCAAAAAATTAAACTCATAGACGAAAATGACGAAATCGACGACAAAGACATTGAGGAAGAACTTGGCCGGATTAAGTCAGAAGGAACTAAAAGAGTACGAAAGAAGCTTGGCAAGAAGTCTAGTGGTGAGGAGAAAGCAAAATCCGCATAAGTATTTTGTTCCCAATGGAAAAGTCCAACAGTTCATTGAACTGGTTGGGAGCAACAAAGTTTTTGTTTGCCTTCTTTCCGCGGCAAATGGAGTGGGCAAGACAGCCGCCGGGGCTAATATTCTTGCTCATATTTTCTGGGGGCAGTCAGGCAATCCCTGGTTTGCTGAACAAGAATTTGATTGGAAATATGAGGAACACGGGTATCTTCAAAAAGGTCATCGCAAAGCAGTTAAAATGCCTCTTTTTCAGGAATTTCCTTATCCAAAAAGAGGAAGAGTGATTTCGGACCCAACCACTGTTACCCAGACCATTGTTCCAGAATTGAAAAAGTGGTTTCCCCCGGATCGTTATCAAACAAAAAAAGCTGGCAAGAACTACGAATATAACTGGCGGACTGACACAGGATTCAAGTTTGAACTAATGACTTACGAGCAGGACAGAAAAGAATTTGAATCAGCCACCTTGGGTTATGCTTGGTTTGATGAGCCTCCGCCCCTTGCTATCTTCAAAGCTACCGTAGCCAGAATGAGAGCTGGCGGAATTATTTTTATCACTGCTACTCCTTTGATGGGAAGTGCCTGGATGTATGACCATATTCTTGCCTACAAAGGTACAAAGAAAGACCAACGAGACTATATTCAAACCGATGTTGAGATAAATTGCAGCCAACATGGAATTCGTGGCCGTCTCACACACAGAAACATAGAACGAATGATCTCCGAATATGACGAAGAAGATAAACAAGCCCGAATCTATGGCAAATTTCATCATTTAGTAGGACTCATCTTCAAGAGATTCAACAAAAAGATTCATGTTATAAGGCCATTCGCAATTACGAAAAAAGACTACGTGGTAGAAGAAGCCCTAGACCCTCACCCCAGAAATCCCGATGCTGTTCTTTGGGTAGCCACAGATAAGGATGGAACAAAGTTTGTTATTGACGAGCTTTATAAAAGCCTTAGAACCGGCGACTTAGCCACCAGAATCAAAGCCAAGGCAGACAATTACCGAATAGTTGCCAGAATAGCCGATCCTTCGGCCTTTGACGAAGACCAACACCATCCAGAAACCACCCTGGCAAGCAAATTAGATGACCTTGGCCTTGAGTATGAGAAAGCCACTAAAAGCCGTCGCAGGGCCAATAGAAGAATCAAAGACGCCTTAGATTATGAAGTCAGAGGCAAAGAAATTATTGTCGCCCCAGAACTTTATGTTCTTGAGACCTGCAAGAGAACGATTTACGAATTTGAACATCACCAATGGGATGAATGGCGCGGAAAGGCCGCAGAAAGAAAAGATCCCAAGGAGAAACCCGAAGACAAGGACGATCACATGATTGAGAACTTGGGCCGTATTCTGGTTAGAGAAACAGTCTTTGAGTCCCTGCCTCGCCAAAAACCTTCACAGCCAAGCATCAAGACAGCCACAGATCTTGACCCCTATGAGTAATTAAAAAATTATAAAAAATAAGAAATATCCAAATAAATTATTAAAGATGGCTTCTTCTAAAATAACTAAATCAGAGCAACGTCTGCTTTTAAAGTTATTCAGGGCAGGATTTCCCCTAAGGGAGGCAGATGAGAAAACTCATCAAGTAATTTTTCCCACTCTTTCCGAGATGATAGATGAGATTGTCAAAAAATGGGGAGGCTTTGAGTTGTGGGAAGAGGGAGATGGAAGCGAAAAGAATAGAAATTATAAGGCTGTGGTGAATTATCCAAATCTTGAAATGGCAAGAGCCAAAACCCATAAATTAGCAGTCGCCGAATTGTGGTTGGCCCTTAACAAAAAGAAATAAAGGTATTATTCCCTCCAGGCAGGTAAAAATTCAATGAAAACCACCTGCCTGGAGGGAATAATAAGCAGAGTTATGTAAATTACAGAGAGAGGTTGGACGCAACCGAAACTCTGTATGCGGTAAGCAGTTGGGTTCCAGTTTGAAATCTGGTTTGAGTCCCAAAAGCGTAGGTTCGAGTCCTACACTCTGCACAGAGAAAATAATTAAAGGATTTAGAAAAATGAACAAAAACTTAGTAACAAGTCTAAAATTATCCAAGAGATTGAAAGAGCTTGGGGTGAAGCAGGATAGTGAATATGTTTGGGTTGACCTTGGTGATGGTATGTTTGAACTTTGGAAAAAAGGAAGTTGGTATAAAGATAAAAGTTACTCCGCTTTCCTCTCTGGCGAGTTGGGGGAGATGTTGCCTCCTTATTGGTTTAGCATAGAAAAGGGAGATGATAGGTGGTATATGAATCCAAGTCAAGTCCCAGAGGAGTTTTTCTTTAAAGATTTTCATTATCAAGCCAATAAAAACCTCGCAGAATCTATGGGTAAAATGCTTGCCTATTTAAAAGAGAAGGGACTAATATGAAAAAACAAAGAAAACTCATTAGAATAATTTATGAATACGAAAATGAGACAGAAGAAATCACTGGGAAGTATTTAGAGAATTTTGAAGATAATTTAAATAGTGCTTCTACGTTTTGTGTTGTTCACGGAATGGGATTCAAGCCAGTAAAATGGAAAAAAATTAAGAAGACAAAATGAAAAAACAAACAAAAAAAGAAATAATAATTGACCCAGAGTTTTCAGAAAGGAAACTGGATGGATATTATTTTATTGAAATGTATTGTTCTAATTGTGAAAAACCCACTGGAATGTATAAGGGTGGAATTGACGTGATGATACGGTGTGGAAAGCAAGTGCCTTTGGTTTCACTTAGATGTCCAAATTGTGAATGCATAACTTTACAGAAATGACTCCCAAAGACTTAAAGAAAAACAAGAGTAAAGAAATAGAAATCATTATCCAATGCGATTGCAAAGACCACAGATTCTTGACTCTTTGGCAGGATAAGGAGTTTCTAAGTGAGTGTTGGAATCTTACCTATTCCCAGCATTATGTGCCTTTGTGGACAAGAATTAGAAAGGCTTTCACTCTCATTTTCTGTCCTTACAGGCTTGGGGGTTGGGATGACTTCCTGATTTCTGACGAGGAGATGAAGCAAATGGTTAAGAAAATTACAGAGTATTATGGCTCAAAAACTTGAGATGATGCCAAAACTAAGAAAAGGACAAAAATGCTGGGGATGCAAGAAAGAAATTGAAAAGGGAAGTTGGGCGTATAATGGAATTCATTATTGGCACGAAAAGTGCAAAGAGAAGGATTCTGCCAAAAGGATTAAAAAGTATTTGACTAAGCAGAAAAATGAAAAAGAAAAAGAAGAATTCTATTGGGCACAAGTGAGGTGTAGGAATTGTGATTATGGTTTTTCTCTTGTAGATAATATGAAGATTCCTAAAGGAACAACAACTAAACAATTCTTTAAGCACACAGAATGCCCTGAATGCGGGTGTAAAAATGCTCTTTATTATTATGGCAGAGCTTTAGAAGAATGAAAAAATGGACTAAAAAATTCTTAAAGAAAGAACTTATAGGAGGTGGTTTTACCTATAAGAATGTTTTGCACAATGCTAAGCTGGTTGAAAAGAAATTAAATATCCCGCGGAAGCTGTATTTAGAACTTTCAGAGGAATTTCCTTTGAGTAACTTAAATTTAAGTTTAGACGGTCACTCTGTAACTACTTTTATGGCGGGATTTATCGTAGGTTGTGTTGAAAAGAGTAAAGAAATAAAATGAAACCCATTAAAGATTTAAAAAAAGATTTGAAAGGTTTTCTTAGAGAGGAGAAAACTCTTTTGGATAAAGTAGTTAATGTTTTGGTAGAAATGGAAATGACTGACCATATTTCTTTTCAAGATTTTGCTCAAAGAATAATAGATATAATTCAAAAAAGGGAAAAATGGGAATCCAAAATTGAATTTTCAACAGACCAAAAAGAAGTGTGGGAAATTAGTTTTGACAAGATGTTTCCCAACGCAAAACTTCTTTATGATGATATGAAAGACAAGTATGGTGAAGTGCCGACAGAGAGATTAAAGCGTTTTATCCGAGCTGTTAGAATGGGAGCCGTCAACCAAGCCCTAAAAGCACTCTTAGACGAGCTGGACGATTACACAGAGCCACGATTCTATGGGAAGCTGGTGAAAAGGATTAGGGAGCTGAAAAGGAAGCATAAATAGCCACTTCCCTTCTTGGCTGGGAATTATTGCTGCGGCAAGCTGGTGTCGTTAGAAAGCAGGAAGTCCCAGCAAGATTTATTCTTCCTGCTTTCATCCAGCCAAGAGAGGGGGTGGAAATAACAAATTAACTTTTGGGGGTATGGAGAAAGAAGAAATCAAATGTATTTTCTGTGAAAAAGATATGTCTAACGAAAAGTTTAGAACAGATTATACTTTAATAGCTTGGCTTGATGACCCAGAAGAACCTGATTCTCTTAACAAGGTGGCTCAACCCGCTCATCAAAAATGCTTTAAAAGGTTTATTGAGCTTAATTTTCAAGCAATAAAAGGAATGATATTGAGTTTGATAGGTTGAATCGGGGAAGTGATATTACAAACTAACTTTTAGAGGGAAGTAAATGATAAATATGAGTAATGAAAAAATAATTGAGGAGTTTAAGAGGGATACACCGATTTGGCACATATTGAAAGAATTTCATAATAAGCCCTGTAGCATATGTGGAGTGATACCAGATAATTTATTGGAGCTATCTAAAGCCCTCTCCGCCCAAAAACAAGAGTTTAAGAGGGTGGTTGATAGGGTTGTTGGTTATTGTGGCTTTGAAGGCGTAGAAGATAAGGTTTTTATAAAGAAAACCGATATTTTAAAAGCCTTAGAAAAATTATGACCTCACATCAATTCAAAAAGAATAAGCTCATTGTGGAAATCCCGTTCAGGAAAGAAGATTGGTGGCTTGTGTGCGAGAATGGAAAGCCAGGAATGGTTGACCAATCTTTTGGAATCTGGTGGTTGGCCAGAAAGATTGATAGAAGCTATAAGGGCAAAGACCCAGATATAGCAGTGTTAACCTTGCAGGTTGAAAGTGAGGAATTGTTTAAGGATTTGGTGGAGATGGGGGTTGGCATTGTTTGGTCGAAGGGAGAGAAAGGATTATAATTCAAGAGATATGAAAGAAGGAGAAACAATGTTAAAGATAATCCTTTTCAGCCCAGCTTGGTTTTTGACCTTGGGAGCCCTGACAGCTTGGATTATTTCAAGCCCTTGGTGGAAGTGGTATCTTGGGATAGCTTTGCTTTCCTGGCCTATCAACTGGTTTGTTTATAAATCCCTAACCCAATATCTATGACCAAAGAAAGGAACTGTCCGGTGTGTAACCAGCCGATTCTGAAGGGCCAGCCCCGGATAGATTTTATCGCTTACATCCATACCAAATGCTTCTCCGAAACCCCAAGGGGTGAATTGACAAAGTTGCTTGGGGAGAAAAGGAACAGGATTTTGGGGAAAAAAGATTATTATCGGAAACCAAAAAATGAAGTTCAAAAACCAGATAATTCAGGGTGATACCTTTCAAGCTTTAAAGCAACTGCCAAATGATGTTTTTGACACAATTATAACCTCGCCTCCATATTGGGGCTTGAGGGATTATGGTGTAGGGGGACAAATAGGATTAGAACCTACTTTAGAAGAATATCTGGGAAAAATGTTAGCAGTAATGAAAGAGCTGAAACGAGTTTTGAAATCTACCGGAGTTCTCTTTCTAAATCATGGTGATTGTTATGGAACAGGAGCAGGAGCAGACAAGAGGCCGGGGATTAAACAAGCAACTAATGTCGGGACGGTTAAAAAGAAGCCAACCAAGGGTTTTCAAAAATGTTTGTTGCTCCAAAACTACCGCCTAATCCTTAAAATGATAGACGAGCAGGGTTGGATACTCCGCAACTCAATCATTTGGTCAAAACCCAACGCTATGCCTTCAAGCGTGAAGGATAGATTTGCTAACAAGTATGAACCAGTATTTATGCTGGTGAAGAAAAAGAAGTATTGGTTTGACTTGGATGCGGTGAGGAAGCCATATGCAGAACCAATGAATAGGTGGGGTGGAGATTATTTTAATTACCGAGTTAGAGATGCCGAAAAAAAACAAGGGCAACCGCAATTTCAAGTAAGCGAAAAAGAGAAAAAAAATTATCCTAAGAAAATTCAGGCAGAATCTTTTAAAAGAAGTAGAAATATGAGACCTGATAAAGCAGGCAAAAACCCCGGCGACCTCTGGCAAATCCCGACTCAACCTTTTCCAATGAGAGATTTCGGTGAGCATTTTGCCACCTTTCCAGAAAAGCTAATTGAGCCAATGATATTGAGTTCTTGTCCTAAAGAGATTTGTAAAAAGTGTGGGAAGGCGAGGGTGAGAATAACAAAACCAACAGAGGAATATGCAGAGAATCTTGGCACTTGGACAGAAGATACAGATAAGTCTAAGAAACTAAGAGGAGAAATTGGCTTCCAAGCCAATACCAAAAAAGTAAGTTTAACCGTTCAATATAAAACTATCGGCTGGACTGACTGTGGTTGCAACGCTGGCTGGGAAGCTGGAATTTGCCTTGACCCTTTTATTGGCTCTGGCACAGTTGCCGTAGTAGCCAAAAGATTAGGTAGAAACTATTGTGGAATTGAGCTGAATAAAGACTATATTAAAATGGCTAAACAAAGAATTAGAGGGCAAATAAGAGCAATGTTATAAGTCTTAACCAATATGAGCATGAAGAACATCTTAAAAAAAATCGCAATCTTTGTTCTCGAGAAAACAAGCACTCTTGAAGAATTAAAAATCGCAGAAAAGAAATCCACCGATCCTAAAAAAATAGCAGGGGGGATCGGTTATTATGAGTATTTACCAGAAAAGGTTGAAAATGCCAAAGCTGTCTTTAAATCCAGCCGTTTTGTTTATAAAGAATACACCAAAGAGCATAATGAGTGGTTTGAATTACACGGCTTTAAAAAGCCCTATCCAAAGGCCTCATTAGGAGTTAATTTAACTTTAAGGAAAGAAGAAATTGAGGATAGTAGAGTTTATTCTCCAGACGAATTGGCCGCAAGAAAATTAAAAGCTGGCACTAAAGTAGAATATGCAAAAAATAAAAAGACCTAAAAATTTATTCATCAAAACATATTGCGAAATAATGGATTATATTCTTAATGATTTACCTCCAAAGATAATTTTTGATCCAGTAAGCAACAAAGAACTTAAAGAAAGAGAAAAGATGGCAGAAAAGCTATGGAATCTGCAACAAGATAAGATTAAGAAGACAATTAATTCTCCTTATTTAAATGAAAAAACTAAAACCCCTAACAATTCTTAAAGAAGATACCTACAAAGGCTGTCCTATCTTAATTCAGAAACTTGACAGTTATTTCCAGTATTTGCTATTATTCAATAATAAGTTTTATCAGCAGTATTGGAAAATTGCTCCTCATGGTCTCCGCCGGTTTCTAAAAAACAAATACTCTCAAAAACAATTAGTGAACATAACAAGAATGATGTTGACATCTGCCCAAGCAATCATCACCATTCTTGAAAAAAAACATGTCAAAACTAAAAAAAGTAAAGCCTCTAAATGAGGGAATGTTAGATGGTCCGGCCTCTCTGGAGCTAATCTACCCCTCTATTGAATTTTCAGAAATTGATCTGCCAGAATTAAAAAAATGGGAGGTTGGCAAGGACTATACTTTGAAAATGAAAGTTACCCAAAAAGAAATTAGGGAAGGCAGATCAGGTGAACTTTATGGCAGATTTGAAATAAAAGAGTTGGGGGTAGCTGATAACCCTCACAAGAAAAAGTATGCCTAAAGCATTCGACAACTGTCGCAAAGCCGGCGGGAAAATAAGAACTAAACGAATAGACAAAGAACATTATATGCACATTTGTATCCCCCCGGGCGGTGGAAAAGGTGATTCTGTTGGCGGCGAATTGAAGAGATATAAGAAAGTTTTAAAGAAATGAAAAAGAAAGTTAGAATTTATAAGATCTTGAGAACTACGCCGGGCCAATTCCATTCTTGGCTTGATAGCAATGTTGGAATAATCAGAAAACCAAATGGTTCAATAAATTTAGGACATCCTTTTATCTGCAAAGTCAGGAATTTTTTAAAAGATTTAATTCCATAAAGAAATCTAAAAAATACTAATGTCAGAACGTGATTCCAACAAGGATCACGAAGAAGAGACTAGAAATGAAGAAAAGAGCAAAGAGGAGGGTGGATTAAGGAAACCCCCCATTAGCGACGACAGGCAGGATACAATTCAGAAACAAGTTGATGTGGAATATCTGCTTTCTTTTTCATATACAGAAGAAAGACGCAAAGAATCCCTAAAACGACTTAAGTTATATAACAATCAAAGACGCGATAAGAAAAAAGTAGGCGACCCCCTACTTTTTAGTGTTTTTCAGACAGTATTTTCAGCCCTTTATACTGATAGGCTTTTAGTAAAAATGAAAGGCAAGGAAGAAGGAGATGCTCCAGCGGCTGAAAATCTAACCGCCTTAGCAGAGAATGACTATGTTGAAATGGCAAAAGACGAGCTTGATTATGACTGGGATTGGGACACAGGGTTTTTTGGCAAGGGCTACTGTCTCTTTTACGAATTTGATAGAAAAAGAATGGTGCCGATTCCAGAAATCATGGATCCAATGACTTTGATTAGAGACCCAGATGCTTCATCAATTAACGGCAATTACAAGGGTCGCGGGAGGGCTAGATTTTGGGGGAGGGAAATCGGCCTCACAAAGGCGGAATTGAAAGCCAATCCAGCATATTTTAATATTGATGATCTAAAAAAGGGCAAGGAAATTAACAGTCTTAAGGATAAAGCTGACGAAGCGCACAGGGAGGCCCAAGGTCGTGAAGATGTAAAATACAAAGAGGAGTCAATCACAGAGAATTATCGCTATCAGCTTTTAGAGTGGTTCACATTGATTGATGGCGAGATGCATATTACTACTTGGGCCGAAGGAAGGAAGACAATGATTAGATTTCAACCACTCAAGAATCCTTATGACCCCCAAAAATGGCCAGTTATTGAAAGATCCCTTTTCCCGATAGCTCATGACTTTGACGGAGTTTCGATTCCAGATTTAATTGAGGACAAGCAGAGAGCCAGAGCAATTATGATAAATCTGGGCATGGAGTCGGCCCAAGCCGATTTATACCCGCAATATCTTTATGATCAAAACCGAATTCCAAATCCCAACAACTTAAACTTTGCTTTTAATAAATTCATTCCGGTCAAGGGGAAGGGGGCAGTGGGCGATGCAGTAGCCCCAATTCAGAAATCCTTATTTCATCAGCAAGTTAATTTAATTTTAGAAATTCTTAATACCGCCGCCGAAAAGTCTGTGGCTGCACCTGAAGTAGCCCAAGGAGTGCAGCCACGCAAACAAAGAACATTAGGCGAAAGCGAATTGATCGTAGCCGGGAAAAGCGCCAGGCACTCTATGGCAGCGAGAATTTTTGGTTGGTCCGAAAGGAAGTTTTGGCGTAGATGGTATCATCTTTATAAAGAACACTTTTTAGAGGAAATTGACGAAAAGATTATCAGGATTCAGGGGCCGTTGGCGGATGATTGGAGACCTCTCACACGCGAGAATCTAATTACAGAAGCCGATCCTGATATTATTGTTGAAAGTGACTTTATCGCAGAAGCCGAAAGGCGGAGAAAGTTTTTAGAATTCTCTACTGTGGCTCAAATTGTGGCTCAAGACCCGAGCACTGGCAAAAGATATATCAACCGCAAATTAGCAAGAATTTCTGGAGTGACTACCCAAGAAATGAAGTTAATGTTCCCGCCTACGCTGGATGAAATGAGATCAGAATCCGAGAACAGAAAGATTGATGAAAACAAATTACCCAAAATTCATCCCCTAGATGACGATATTGTTCATATTGAAGTTCACAACAAGGCCGCCGATACCTCGGCTAAATTAGCTCACATAGAAGCTCATAAGTTTATGATGATGAAGAAACGCGAAAGACCAGATTTTTATCCATCTCCTTTGGAACCCCAAAGTCCTGGTTTTTCCCCAGTGGGAGTGCCAGGAGAAGGTGCTGGTCAGCAAGTTGCGCAACAGGCTGGAACTCCATCTCCCGCTATGACTGAGATTGGTGGGCAGACCGCTCCGGAAGAGGTTTGATAAAATTTTAATATCTGCAATAATAAATAATGGAAAATCCAAAAAACAAAATTCCCACCCAAAAAGAGATTGATGCCACGGTCGCATATCTTACAGAGGTTCAGGAGCACGAGGGATGGAAAATCATTGTTAAGGGGCTTGAAGACAGAGTAACTGTGGCTGAAAGTATATTACACGGGGAAACACCACTAGGAAAAGGCGAGACAATAGAATTTTGGCAAAAGATTTGGCAAGACAGGAAAAACATGATAGAGCTTCCATCGCAACTAATAGAAGGTTTGCAGAGCGGTCAAATTGTTCCTAAAGAATTTGATCCTTACGAAAAGTAAATAATCAGAAACGATTTCAGAAACGATAGGGGACTAATTTGTTCCCTATAACCAGAAATGATTGCATATAGGAAATAAATTAGTCTTCTGTTGAGGACTTTTTTATTAGCCCAGTGTCGAGCACTGGAGAGAATAATCCATCGCAAAAACGGGTATCGGCAACCCTGGAGTGAGCGATGCGTAAAGAAATATGCCAGATCCAAATACGGAATCCGAGAACCTCGACGCAGAGGAAAAAGGCGAAGAGGAGCTCGAGACGAAATCGCCCGAAGGTGATGAGGGCGAAGATGAAAAGTCTGAAAAAGACGACTCATCTAAAAAAGAACCACCAACGCCTGAACCTTCTTCAGATGACGACGAACCGCCACTAAGGAAAAGTGCAAAGGATCATATTATTGATCGCAAGCAAAAGAAGATAGAAAAGCTGGAAAAAGACAAATCTGGAGACCAAGACTATGAACTTGAACCAGAGGCGGGGAAAACGATTCAGGAGGAGGTTAGAAAAGCGACAGAACCAGTTCTTAATCAGGTGAGAGCCCAGGCAGATGAAACTGAATTGCAAGCCGTATTTGAGAAATATGGTGATGCAGCCAAAAAGATGGAAAAGCAGATTCGTAAGTATATGGGTGCTTACAAGAATGTCGCAATAGAGTTTATCTTTTTGGGGTTGGCCGCTAAAGAGATGAAGCTTCAGGAAAAGCGAAAGCAAGCAGACGAAGAAGCTGAGGGAAAAGCTATAGGCGGACATAGTCGTAGAGGCAAGTCCGTCGGCAAGATTCCGGATGTTAGAAAGATGTCCGATAAACAGGTAGAAGATCTCGCTTTTAAAGCCAAAACAGGCCAGTTCAAACCTTAATTTATAAAATTAAATCACTCCAAACATGGCCAATACAACTACTGGTGAGGTGACGCAAGCCGTAAATTATTTTTATGACCGGCGCCTCCTCATGAAAGCAGTCCCCCTGTTTGTCCACACCAGATGGGCACAGGTAAGGGATATTCCTCGGAATAACACTGATGATATAAGGTTTCGCAGATATACGCTTCTAACAGCGGCTACTACGGCCTTAACTGAAGGCGTTACTCCATCTGGTAGTCAGTTAGCTATTACTAATGTCAATGCTACTGTTTTACAGTATGGCGACTATGTAACTTTGACTGACAAATTATTATTCACCACCCTTGATCCAGTTTTAACTGAAACTGCCGAATTGCTTGGCATCCAGTATGGCGATACTATTGATCAGTTGACCAGAAATATCTTGAGGGCAGGAACTACGATTCAGTATGCTGGGAGTGCCACTGCCCGAGATGAGGTTACTTCCGCAATGAAAATCACCAAAGCAGAAATTCAAGAAGCAGTAAGGACCCTTAAAACCAACAACGCTCGCAGAATCACTTCTCAAGTTGATCCCAGCACTGGATTTAATACCAGTCCCCTTTCCGCTTGCTATATCGGCATTGTCCATCCCGGAACAACCTACGATTTGAAGAATATTCCAGGATTTATCAGGGTTGAAGAATACGGACAAAAGAAAGCAATGGAAGGCGAGGTCGGAACCTTGGATGAAGTTCGCTTTGTTGAAACAACTAACGCTTCAGTGTTCTCAAGTGCTGGTTCAGGGAGTATCGATGTTTACGGTACGCTAATTTTGGGTACCGAAGCCTACGGGATTAGCAGAATTTCAGGCGAAGCAGTTAAAAACATTGTAAAGCCCCTTGGTTCAGCCGGTAGCGCGGATCCCCTGGATCAACGTCAAACCTCTGGCTGGAAGGCAACCCATGTCGCCAAGATTTTGAACGAAAGCTTTTTGCTTCGTTTAGAGCACGCCGTTTCATCCTAAGCTAATTGATGAGGGCTGAGTAAAATCAGCCCTCATAACGATTTATGAATTTAAACAAAATGAAACTTGCCGGTTTAAGAAAATTGGCAGTAGAAAAGAAAGTTGAAGGTGCGGAAGAATTAGAAACACGTTCTCAACTCATTGAGGCCATTGAAGCCAAATTGGCTTCAAACGAACCAGAGGAAGAACCGAAGGCACCCAGTAAAGAAATGCCGTTAGAGCCAGGAGAAGGTGATACAGATGAAGAAGAAAGTGACACAGATGAAGATGACGAGACCAGTGGCGAAGGAGACGGAGATGAACCCTCTCGCCTAAAAGAACCATCAGTTACTGGTCCTGGTGTTGTAGATGAACGTGTAGCTGTTGGAAGCAAGGCAGAAAGAATGAAGAAAAAACTAGCCAAGCAACCCAAAGTTAGGGTTTTGATTCCAAAAGAGAAAAAAGAACCGAAAGGCGCAACCTTTCCAGTGCAGATTAATGGTTATCGTTTAAACATTAGAAAGGGTGTCTATGTTGAAGTTCCGGAACAAATTGCGGATGTTATAAGAGACTCTCAAGAGCAGACAGAGGCCGCTGACGAAGAATTTAAAAGAACGGAAACTGGCGAGCCCATGAGAATTGAGGGTAATGCTCCATCAGCTCTTCAGTAAAAGTCGTAGGATCATAAACCATTAACATTTAAAATCATGGCCACAGAAACACAAACCCAACATCAAGTTAGAAATCTTACCGTTGTAAGGTATCTTGAAGCAACAACCGCCGCAGAATTTGAGCTCACTGTTGGCTTCACCGCCAGATATGTAAGAGTAATGAATACCGCTTCTGGCGATATGATGGAATGGTATGAAGGAATGTCAGATGCCGCCGCTATTAAAAGAACTGCGTCAAATGGAAACGTTACTGTTCTCACCACCTTAGGCATTACCGTATCTGGCAATGTAGTTACAGTCGGTTTAGACACCGATGTAAATGTAGTGAACGAGCAAATGGTTATATTAGTTCAGGGCTAATAATTAAAAATCGTTAATCAGCAAGTGTTAGAGATGACGAACTCTTCAAAGACGCTTGCTTAAAAAATGAGTAAATTTAGTGAAGAAATCGCTGATCATGTTAGGGAACGAATGCTTACTCCAGAGGTTTTTGCCAGAAGACAGGCAAGAGTTTTTTGGGTAAAGAAAGCCGCAGACCCAGATTATACGACATTCGTAGCAGAACACCCCGATTATGAGGATGCTGTTCCGGCTGTTTATACCACACTCACAGCCGCTATGGCCGCAACAAGACATGACGATCGAATCCTTCTTTTTGGAGGAGACTGGACAGGTAACTACACCACTCCTGCCAATACAGTTGCGAGAAATGTTTCTGTTATTGCTCTGGGTGCTGCAACAAGCGGAGTTACTGGTAGAGCTTGGGCAGGTGCCACCACAGGATCCAGCCCTATCTTTACGATTCAGGCAAGAGGCTGGAGAATTAGCGGTATTGAGCTTGTCCCGGGTTCTACTTCATCTGCAATCACTTTAAGCGGAACAAATGCCAACTATTTCCAAGTAGATAACTGCTCAACCTGGACGGGTAAGTATTTCCTTTTGCACGAAGGAACTCACTTTGTCAAAGTATTGAACAATCACGTCACAAACCTGAACGCAACTGGAAGTATTGGCATTGGTTGTTTAACAGGAATCGGAGGCCAGCACTGGGACGTTAGAGACAACTTCTTCAGCGACAATTACAGTCACATCAATTTTGGTAGCTCTCGTGGTTTATTCGGTTCGAGAATTCAAGGGAATATCTTTGTTAAGGGTGGTGTCTGGAGAACAGCAACCGTGTTATTGGACAACAGGAACACATCAGATACTGGTGGATGTGCGATTGTAGGAAACTACTTTGATTGCACAAAGACCCAGTATGGCGATGATTCATCAACAGCGTTTATCCGCACTCAATCTCGTGATTTTGGCGCAGGAAATATGTGTAATGATGGAGTTCCGGCTGCCGACATTAGCCACTAATCATAGAGTCTTCCTTGTGGATTCGCTCAGCCTCCAACTTTTTGGGGGTTGAGACGAATTCGCATGGGCAAGGTCAAAATAATAAAATTTAACTTAAAAATCATGGCCAACATACAAAGAAGAGGAGATATAAAAATAGTAAGAGCAGCAGCCATATTAACTGGTTCTTATGTGGCTGGAATAGATCTCGTTAATTGCGAACCATATAATCAGCTACAAGTATCAGTTAATTTTACAAAAGGATCTCTTACTACGATGGAACTGAAAATAGAATTCTCTATTGATGGCACAAATTGGCTACAAGAAACCTTTACAAGCATTTCAACTGGTACTGCGACTGAAACATTGGGCGAGCATGCTTTTGGAGCTTCAGGAAAATATCTTCTTGAAATTCCGATTGCTTGTTCAAAAATAAGGATTAGCGTCAAAGGAACTGGAACCGTTACCTCCAGCACTGTTACGGTTGATGCCGCTTTAGCAACTGTCTAAAATGGGATTTAAAAATAGACAATCAAATGAAGTTCCTGGTCCAAAGGAACTCGAGTTAAAGAAGAAGCAAATTCAAGAAGAGATTGCTGATTTAGGTATTCGGCATGCAGAAACCTCAAGAGCACTGAAAGAAATAGAGAGCAGAAAACAGAAAGCAGAAGATGTCAAGAAAGAACTTTTGGCTTTAGAGAAAGAAAAAAAAGAAAAACAAAAACAACTTGCTGGTTATAAAGACAAAATTGCTGGAAAGAAAAAAGAATTCATTAAGCTAAGTGACGAGTATTCGGCTTTAGTTAAGGATTTATCTGCAAAAGCCCACAAAGCTAAATGTGAAAAAGATGTGGAAAACTCTGAAATTGAAGCCAAAGCAAAGGAAGCACAGACCAAACTTTCTGATTTGCATTCCAACATTGAAGAGTTAGAAAAGACCAAAACGGACTTTGGGGAATGTGTAAAAGTTCTCAACGAAAAAATAGTCGGCCTTCAGGCATTCAACAAGGAACTGGAAGGGATCGTCAAGGAGTTGCCTGCCCGCAGGCACGAGTTAGAATTCCTCAACACACAAGTAGAAAACTTAGAATCCAAAGCAAAATCTTTGTTTAAAGATATTAAGGAATTTGAAAAAGCACTTGCTTCTATTAAGAGCAAGACCGAGAAAGCCAAAGCGGGATACAAGAAATTCAAAGAATCCTCTGAAGAAGAAATGCGTGCTTTTACTGAAAAGAAGAACAAAAGACAAGCCGAATTAGATGAGAAGGCCGGTCTTATAAGCCAAAAAGAAGCTTGGATTAAAGGAAAGACGAACGATTTAAGGAAAGCAAAGAAAGAACTGGAGAAACATTTTAATAGACCAATTAAACATATAATTATTTAATATGCCTGGTTTTCGTAATCGGCAAGAAACCGGCCGGCCGGTGACCATTAAAGACGAAGGCGTTTCCTTGGTAGATAATGTTGCCTCGATTGACTTTGCGGGAGCAGGCGTTTCGGGTACTACTGTTGGAACCGATGTTACAGAGACAATTTCCAGCGCAGGAGGTGCGTTTCAAGAAGAGACTCCTTCTGGGACGATAAATGGGTCAAACAAGACTTTTACTCTGTCTGTTACCCCCATTTCTGGCTCTCTGGAAGTTTATTTGAATGGCGCTTTCCAAACAGCCGGCGGTGAAGATTACACTTTATCAGAATCTACAATAACTTTTGTAAACGCTCCTCCAACGGGTAGCGTGTTAAGAGTTAGATACCAAACATGAAAAAAACACTAAGAATCATTTTAATAATTGGACTGTTTTCCATTGCGACAACAGCATCAGCTGTAACTGTTTTATTTCCTACTCAAGGAGGAACAGGGACAGGAACTTATGCCCAAGGCGATATACTCTACTCCGACGCAACCAATAGTTTAGCTAAATTGGGGAAAGGCACTGCTTACCAAGTGCTTCATTCGGCCTCAAACCTACCAGCCTGGACATCTACAATAGGAGCCACAGGAACACGTCTAAGCGCATATTTAGACACGGCCGACATAAACACTGCGACAATAAATACATCTCTTGTTCTTAGTGGCCCCGTTTCAAGCAGTATAGATTTGGATGGCTATCGTCTTATTTTAGACCCTGACGGCGGTATGTATATGCAGGCGACAGCCAATGACAATCTGGGCATTATGGGCGGCAACGTCGGCATCGGGACGACAGGGCCAACAAGCCGACTAACCCTTGAAGGTATAACGGGTATAGATTTCGCCCCTGGTTCTGACACAGACGTTGATTTAATTACCCTGCCGGGAGTTACAGGCGCACCAAATTTTATGTGGGACGAAAGTGGAAGCAGCTTTGTGGCAAATGTGAGAATAAGATCGCATGTTACGGGAACGGCCGTTAACCCTAATTTTGGGGTATCAACTTTAGAAGGAATGGGAATGTTCAAGGCGACCACTAGCCAATTAGCATTTTCAACAAATAATGCGGAACAGGTCAGAATAGACTCCAGCGGCAACGTCGGCATCGGGACAACGGGGCCAGGGGCGAAGTTACATATTACTGATGGAACTACTGCACAAATAAATCTTGAGAAAACAGGTACAGGGGCCGGGACAGCTTATATTTACAACGACTCAAACTTATCTATAGAGTCTCCTGGCCTCCTATATTTGAGAGCAAAAAGTGACGGGAGCGCAGCATTTTCGGCAAAAGCATCCGCTTATCATTTTAATATTGGAAGTACTGAAAAGGTCAGAATAGATAGCGACGGCAACGTCGGCATAGGCACAACAGCACCGGGTTATGATTTGGACGTAGTTGACAATGCTAGAGTTGTAGATAAACTCTATGTAGGTTCAGATAGCTACCTATCTTATATAGATAGTACCAGTCCTTACATACGGATTAATGCCCAAAACGACCTACTAATAATGTATGACGGCGGTAACTCTCAAACATTTGCAGTGTATGAAGATGGAACTCATAGTATTTCACTGGTAGGTAGCAACACTCAATCTTCTTTAATAACTAGTGGAACAAGTAATGATCTTCTAATAGATGCTTCTGGTGGAGATATAACTATCGGCTCGGGAGATAATATCGACCTGAATGGAGACATGTATATTGAAAACAGTAGTGGCAATGTCGGCATCGGGACGACGGGGCCGGATATCAAATTATATGTTGCCTCAAATAGCTCAGGTGCTGGTGTGGTTAGTGTTCAAAATACTAACAGCGCGGGTTATTCAACTATCAATCTTATTAATTCTACAGGGACTGGAGTTGGAAACTACGGCTATGGGAATCCCACAGCTACCTCTGTGCCACATAGAGGGATAGTTTATTTTGGTGGGCTTGGCTCAGTTCCTGTGGGGTTGTTTACGGCTGGTTCAGAAAGGTTAAGAGTTGACAATAGCGGCAACGTCGGCATCGGGACGACAGGGCCGCAAGACGCATTACATATTCACGGTAGTACTAATGCAGTAATAAGGCTATCTGACGCAGATGGCACTGGATATGTTTGGAATGATGGCACTTATACTGCAATAGGCGGCGGGAGTGCAGGAGACAGTATTTTTATCTTAGATAGTGGTAATGTTGGTATCAAAAAGTCTACCCCAGATGCAGCATTAGAAGTAGTTGGTGATTTGATGATAAGTGCAGCAGAAGGGGGGGATGGGGACAGGTTTATTGTAGATACAAACGGCAACGTCGGCATCGGGACGACGGCCCCCGTCTCCAAATTAGACGTGGATGGCGGGATCAGAGCAGATATGGTAACTGCCGACCCTTGTGGTGGGGCTGATTTCCCCGAAGCAACCATTTTTTATAACGACACGAGTAATTATTACTGTTATTGCGATGGGACAAATGATGTCAAACTTCACGACCCAGCGGTGGCGTGTTTCTAAGGTAATAATATGGCCAGCAAAGAAGAACAATTTTATGATTCTTTGCTCATAAAACACGGATTTGAGCTAATAACAGTCGCAAATTACAAAAGAGTTCTTAAAAAGTTTATTAAGGACATCGGAACAAGTAAGCCGAAACGACAACGAGCCGAAACCTATTTGGCGGAAATGAGGAAAAAGGATTATCCCTATTCCCATATATCCAATTCGGGAGTGATTATTAGTAGATATATGGAGTTTATCGGCAGGGTAATTGACTGGCATAGACCCAGGAGGCCGAACACACTACCAACAAGAGAAATTTTAACAGAAGGCGAAATAGCAAGAATTTTAGCGGCAACCAAGAACAGCAGGGAAAAAGCGATGATCAGCATTCTGGCTTACTGTGGCTTGAGAAACAAAGAATTATGCCAATTAAAAGTAAAAAACATAGACTTGGACAATAATTTGGTAAAAGTAATCGGTGGCAAGCTGAAAAAGGATAGGATAGTGCCAATGAGCAAGGAATGCGGTAGAACGATTATCAAATATCTTAGAGATTATGGGAGAGAGAAAAAGAAAAGATTGTTTGAAACATTGGTATTGAAAAGAGATTATAACGGCTGGGCCTTAAGAAAAATGGTGAAGGTAGTAGCAAGGCGGGCCAAGATAAAAAAGAGAGTTTATCCCCATCTGTTCAGGCATTCTTTTATCAGCCATTTGATAGATAGGGGGGCGAATATAGTAGCAGTCCAGCAATTTGCCGGCCATTCCAGGATAGAAACTACAATGCTATACACGCACCTAACCCCCGAAAGAATCCAAAAAGAATATCGGTTCCATATACCAAGCTACTTATGACAACAACAAGCCAAGACAAACTAAAAAAAATATTAGCAATTTTAACTGCGTTGGGCATAACAATGCTTTTGGGCGTTGCAATAAAAGAAGCCCCAGAGATAATTGAAGAATATCAAAAAAGCGAGGAAGTAGAGAAAATCAAAGAAGACATTATTAAGTTAGAGGCTGATTTAGAAATATTGCAAACCGATTTAGAAACATTAGGTGAGCCATTGGACGATCCCATAAAAGCAAGCAAATTCAAACTGGCATTAAGAAAGTTTGGGGTAGAACATCATATGGCCAAAGATATTGCTGATTATTTCTACGATAAGCCGAAAGCAAAAAAAGACGATAAACATGTCCTTATATGGTCTCATGATTGGCAAAAAGAATGGGAAAGAGTGGTCAATGAGACAAGATTGATTTTGGGGATAACGGATTTTGGTCCAGGAGAGGGTGGCGATGCCTATGTAGAGAAATTTAACCTTTTAATAATGAGTGTAGCAAACACTCTGCCATAAATATGACACCAGCAGTTTTGGCGGCTCTTATCCGCCGAAAAACAAGAACAAACTCAACAACCTTTCCAGACGATGACATGTTGCCCGATGTCAATGTTTTTAAAGATGAGATTTCTAAAAAGATAGCGGAAGCACGCCCAGAAGAGTTTAACGTGACAGAGACCGATGATCTGGCGGCTGATACAAGATTATATGCATTCAAAGCCGAAGTGATGAACAATTTAGTTCGGTTAGAACTAAAGTTTTCCTCAAGCGGAAATTATGTTTTAGCTGTTCCTTCAAAGTTAGCTCAAACAGGAATTCCAATGCAGGAATCAATTATTGTTACTTACTACACCAACGAAGAACCAGAATACTTTATTAGGGGAAAACACATTTATATTCTTTCTTATACAATTACCGCAGTTACTGCTGGAATTAGGTGGGTTTATAAAATCTGGCCGGCTGATTTGGCAAATCTTACCGGAAGCACTGATATTTCAGTTGATGCTTCAGCCACTTCTCTCGGTTTTCCTAAAGAATTTCATGAGTTATTGGCCCGAAGAGTTTCCATTGAGTATAAAGATAGAAACAAAATTCGTTTGAGTAGTAGAGAAGCGCGCTATGATGTTGATTTAGAAAAAGCATTAGAAGAATATGCAACTCCGGTCTCAACCGAGGCCATAATTGCCACCGTTCCATCCTCTGCTGATAGAGGGGACGATGATGGCTATAATCTATGACAATAGAACCTCAAAACATTGTTACATTGGTAGTCGCTACGATCGCTATTCTTATAAGCGGTAAAATGGCTTATAACCAATGGAAAGCTAAAGTCATGGGCAAATTTTTTCAAGATGGTGCTAACCAGGCAGTTCGAACAATAATGGCTAGGGCAAAATCAGGAAAAGAATTTAAACTTGGAGATGATCAGACAGGCGAAAATATATCTTTAATAATGGTAAATAAGAAAAAAGACAAAAAGGATAAAAAGAAAAAATAGTGCCAAATCTTTTTCCACAAGGAGTTAGGGGTTTAGCTGATAGCAAATTTGCTGGCGTTCTTGGCAGTGTTTATAGAATGGTAGGCATAGATATTCACAGCGAACCGGGGCTAATTAAAGTTCATCAGAAACTGACCAAAGATAGCGGTTCAACTGTTGATGCTTTATGTAGGGTAAGAATCGCGGCGTCAGACGGTTCAACCCTTTGGTTTTCTTATACAACCGGCAAGATTTGGAGAAGGACTTCAGCGGGTGCATGGTCTTTGGTTCATACCACCACACCAGCCGTAGGGGGGGCAGGTTGTCTTGGAGCCGAAGAACACGATGGTTATATCTACTGGGCCACAGAAAGCCGCTTACACCGCAAAACAATTACAGATTTAAGCAACTGGTTAGGTGGCGTAACTCAAGATTGGGGAACTTTTACAAACACAGATTCAGAATTCCACCCAATGGTAAAACAAGGAACTAGTCTTTTCATCGGAGACGCCAATTATGTTGCCAAGGTTTCAGGAGACACTGGCTCTCACGCTTTTACGGCTGATGCCTTAGATTTAAGACAACCTTTTCGCATCAAAACAATGATTGCCTTTGACATTGACCTTCTTATTGGAACTTTCATTCACGCGAATGTTAATAGCTGTGAAGTTATTAGATGGGATACTGAATCAACCAGCTGGAATGCTTCGGACCCGATTCCTGAAAATGGCATCAATTCATTTATAAGAGATGACAATTATGTTTATGTTAATGCTGGCAGATTCGGCAGAATATATTTCTACGACGGCGTGAGACTGCTTCCTTACAAAAGAATCCCTGGTAGCTGGGATCCAAACAAAACCGCAGAGATTTATCCTCAAGCAACCACTACTCTTTTAACAATTCCACTTTTTGGTCTCTCAAACATAGCAGGAAACCCCCAATTACAAGGGGTTTACAGTTTTGGTTCTTATTCAAAAGATTATCCAAAGGTTCTTGGCCTTTCCTTTGTTATTTCGTCAGGAGCTACCACCGGAGTAGAAATTGGCGCAATCCAGGCAGTAGGCGCCGATCTTCTCGTTTCTTGGTATGACGGCACAAATTACGGAGTTGACAAATTAGATTATCAAAACAAATATGCTTCTGCCTACATAGAGACCACTTCAATCACTTCTGGGGAGGAAAGAAACTTCTTAAAAAGCACGCTTGAGTTTTTTGCTAATTATGCCAAGCTTCCGACTGGCACCGACATAACTTTTAAATATAAAAAACAGCACGAGGTAGATTATAATGATGATCCGACCTCACTTACTGATACTAAATTGATGCAAGTTAGAGCAGAAGCCACTACTCCAGAAGTAGCCGCACTTCAAATGAAAATTGAGCTCACAGTCCAGAATGACAATCAAGCTTTTACGGCTGCTACTTCAGATGTGATTACTTCTGCGGCTCATGGGTTGACAAACGGAGATATAGTAACAGTTGCTTCAAGCACTACTTTACCAGCCGGCCTTTCGGCCAATACCGAATACTATGTAGTAGAAAAAACAACTGACACTTTCAAACTTTCAGCCACACCCGGCGGGACAGCCATTGATATAACAGACACGGGAACAGGAACCCACACCTGGTATAGAAA